CCGTTTTTTACGATGGCCCGGACAAACTCGAATCCATTGCGCGTTTCAACCTTTACAACTACTTTCATTTTTTTTTGAATTTGATGGGCGGCGAAGCCGCCCCGTGTGGCTAAGCGTAAGTAAGCCGCAAATCTTCAATGCGGCACTGGTCGCGGTACTCGGCTTCCTCGATCTTGTCCTCATGGTACTGCTCGATGAGTTGCGACACTACCTGCTCTCTCTGTGCATCGGTGAGCAGTTCTAGTACGCTTTTGGCGTTCTTTTGGGTTCGTACCGATAGGTTTTCGATGCTGTAGTTATCCTCTCCCTCATCGTGACGGTACGGGTTTGGGCTGACGTAGGCCAACACCACTACCGACCAAATGCCAATTTTTGTTTTGAATGCGACTTTCATAGGATCAGGAATTTAGTTTGTGAATGAAAAAGATTTCGAACGGCCCCGGTGCTGGGCTGTACATGCCCCGCTGTGACCGCTTCAACAGTCTCCAGTAGATGCGCTGATAGATGGGCTGGGGGATGGTGATGCCTGCGGCTGCCAGTACTGCAATGCCTTTTTTGTGTCTCATGGTGCAGGATTTAGAGGGTGGAGAAATCGGATTCGAGCACGGCCTGTGAGGCTTCGTACTCGTCGGCCAACCGGGTAAGTACCTCGGTAGCCGTGAATACCAGCGTAGGGGAAATTTGGACGGTGTAGTACCGGAGGGGGCCGGAACTGAAGCGGAATTGGATTTGGAAAACCCCGGTGTTGGACTCTGCTACGGGTGGCAGGATGCGCTGTGTGCAGATGTCGAGAGAGAGAGAGGTAACTTGCATGACTTGTAGATTTTACGCCCTGATGACCTTCACCAGAACTCCTACAAATGTCGGAATAATATCCCACATTTGTAGGAAATGTGTCGAAGAAAATACTAACAAAATGCAAGCCCAAAATGTGGATAACTCGCTGAAAATCAGTGCTATACCCTGCCGCACGACGCGAAGCGCAGAAAAACGGCCAGCCGCTGGCGACACTGCAAGCGGAGCAGCCCGGCGGCAGCCTTACGTTCGAGCGAAGCGAGTTTTTGCCGCTGGCGGAGCGCACTACACGAAGCAGCCGAAAACGGGTGGGACGGGTGGGCACCACTGCGAAGCGCAGAACTACGACAGCAAGACGGGCTGGCACGGGGGCAGCCCGGGCGCGAACCACCACGAACCAACACCCGGCACCACAGCGACGGGCGCGAAGCGACCGCCCCAGCGAGCAGGAAAGGAGGAAGCGAAGCCCGGCACAGAGGCGGGCAGGAAGGCCAGCGAAGCGCAGCCAGCAGCAAGGGCGGCGGCAGCCGAACCCCAAGAGCCAGAGCCGCCACCGGAGAACGGGGCGGACGGCGACACGCCGGGCGGACAGGGGCCGGGCAGGAAGGAAACGAAGCAACCCCCAGCAGCGGCGACGGACCGCACGAAAGCCAGCGAGCGGGCGGCGAAGGCCGCGCGGCCAACAGCGGGGCCGAAGCCAGCAGAGCCAACAGCCCACACCGACAGCCCGGCAGCGGGCGAAACACACCCACCACGAGCAGGAGCCGACACCGCGCCGGGCGCGCCGAAGGCCGCGCGGCACACCGCCGACACACCCGACACGCAGCCGACAGCGACAGCAGGGCGCGACGGCAGGGCCGCGAGCGCAGCGCAGAAGGAGGCGGCGGCGGACACGCAAGCCGCCCGGCCACACAAGCAGGGGCCGGGCGAGCAGGAGCAGGAGCGGGGGCCAGACACGCCGACGAGCGGAAAGGCAGCAGCCAGGGCGACAGGAGAGGGAGGAGCGGACACGGCGGGCGGGAGGCTAAGAGGCGGGCGAAACCCGGCAAGGCAGCCAGGCAGAAGAAGAAAGCAGGGGAGAGGGGCCGAACACCAGCAGGAGCACCCCAGGGGCGCGCAACAGCCGAAACGCAACACCAGCAGACCGCGCGCGCACCAGAAACGCAGCGACGGCAGCGAAACGGCCCGCGCCGCTGAACGCAACGCAAGAGGACACAGGAGACCAGCCACCAAGCAGGGCGGCAAAGGGGGCCAAAAAAGCGGCCTGACAGCGAGGCACACACGGCCCGAACGAGAGAGAGGAGAGAGAGGAAAGCGACTGCATGACTGAAAAAGGCCCGGCGACCAACAGAGGCAACGCGCCCCAACCGCACCGGAAACAACACGAAGATACGGGCGGGCAACGAGACTACCAACACACAACAGCCTGAAAACCAGCAAAATAGACGAAAAAACAGAAAAAAGAACCAACGCCAACACCCCCAAAAATGTGGAAAACTGCCCCTGAAAAACCGAAAACGCGAAGCCGAAGCCGAAGCCGAAACCAGCCGAACGACGGCACCCCCGACCAACGCGGCGGGCGCGAGCAGGCACCCCAAGCCGAAGGCACCGAAGCCGCACCAGCCCCAGCACCAGCACCAACCCCCGCCGAACGACGCGGAGCGCAGAAGAAACGAAGCCGCTGGCACACGCTGCGGGCGGCAGCGCACAACACAGGCGAAGCGCCATAGTGCGGGCGGCGGCCCTGAGCGCGGGAGCATGAGCGGCGGCAGGGAGAGCCAGCAGCAGGCCAACCCCAGGAAAACCAAATAGCCGTGGGCCCCATGCGGCAGATGGATTGTGCGCTCTGCCGCATGGGTACGCTGCCGAGCCTATGGCTGCTGCTGGCTGCGCGTTGGCCGATGGGCGCGGCTGCCACTGTGGAGCGACGGTGGGTTGGCTGGCAGCCGCTGTGGGCGGGGGTATGCGCGTGGCGGCTTTTGCTGAGCGGGGGCCTTGTAGCAGAGCCTTTGCGGGGTGGGTGGGAGACGGCGCAAAAACGAGCCGATTGAGGACATCTGGTGGCGGTAGCAACACGACTACGAAGCCGCTGGCGAAGTCTCGCCGGGCTGTCGCGGGCGGTAGCGCACGACCGCGAGCCGCTTGCCGCGTAGGGTGGGGCGGGGGTGGCTGTGCGAAAACACGAAGAATGCCGAAGAAATGGGCGCAGCCTTCCCCGCCGCGTTGAGGCGTTGCGCAAGGGATGCGAAGGGGAAGGGCTTGTCCCCGGAGCGAAGCGAAGCCCGTAGCAGCCCGACCCGTAGGCTGGAAGCGGTGCAAGGCGGGCAGGGAGGGCGTGGCAAGCGAAGCGCGTAGCGGCGTAGCGCAGCAGCCCGACCGAACCGACGCGGCACTGCTGGAAGCCGTAGGGATGCGCCCAAGCGTTTTGTTTTTTTCTAAAAAAATCCGATAAATTTCCTACAAATATCGGAATACCGCCCTACCTTTGTAGGACAAATTTAGATAAAAATGGAAAGAGTAGTATCAACTGTTGGAGTGCCTGCGGATTTGCACAAAAGAGCAAAGGATGTCGCCGCTTTGTACACAGAAGCGCATGGCCGATTTGTCCCGCTGGGGGAAATTCTCTTGCGCAGCATCGAGCGCGGGATTGACCAGGTAGAGGCAGAAGCCTCCGAATCGCCCTACATTGGCCCGGTATATGTCGGAAAATACCCAACAAAGCCACAGATTGCGGCCCTTCTTCGCCAAGTGGCTATTACTGGAATCAACAACCTTATTTCACCCTCTCACCCACCCACAACATGACATGTCCACTCCCGGCACCACTTCCACATTTTCCTTTTTGTTTTGGCCTGAGCAGCCACGACCAAACTCCAACGCCGACTCAGGCTCCGGCTGGAACCCTGAAAGCGACCCCAAACAAGCCAGCGGGCGAGAACTTGCCGAACGGCTCAGGGCCAAGCGTGCAGCCCCCGACAAGTGGGAGGCTGACCATGTACGCGGCATTCGTCCGCTACGCCTTCGCCCGCCGTCACAGCGGCAGCAAATTTCAGGCAACGGTCAGGGCCAGCAAGCGCCGGTTGGTGCCGCCCAGCCGGAAGAATCCAGGCTCGCGCCCCATGACTTCGATCCATACGGATGGGCTGCGCTGCTCTGGGTCAGCGGACTTGTCCTCGATCACAACGCTTACCACCTCATGCCCTACTTCTGGGTGGTAGTCGCACTCGTGGGCATCGTGTTTCGGCATGGCCCGCACTATCTTTTCACCAGTGGGGTGGTGGTGGCCTTGGGCTACTTTCTGCTCCGCAATTATCTACCGCTATGAGCAATAATCCGCTCGACTGGACGAAGCCAGTAAACCCCACCCTTGAAGGCCTCCAGCGTCGTTCTGATGGCCTGTACATCTCAAAGGATGCGAGTCCACTGACGAACGAGGAGGAGCGTCGCGCCCACTTTCGCAATAGCCAGAATACTCGATCATCTCGGCCCCTCAGCCAGCGGCAGAGTTCTCGGCTTACTGCTCTCGCAGCGGCTTGTTCCGGCGATTACTGTAACAACTGACGTACCCACCACTTATCAAACCCTCCCCTCCGCCTTCAACACCGACAGCACCACCGAACGCTACACGATACCAGAACACGCCACCGACCTCGACCAAGAAGAACCGCTACCATCCACCACCAACTTTTCACTGCCTCGCCGTCGCTCTCGTCACCTATGACACCCTCGCCCAACTACTACGCCATTATCCCCGCTCCCGTGTTGAATCACAGCGAGTTATCTCCATCGGCCAAACTGTTTTACGCGCAAATCACCGGGTTACTTGGGCAGGGCGGCTACTGTTGGGCGAGTAACGAGTATTTTGCAGAGCGCAATGGTGTTTCAAGGTGGTCAATCGCAAATTGGGTAGCACAACTAACGGAGGCGGGGTTTCTGGTAGTGAAGTACGGCAAAGACACTGATTATCAACGCCGTATCTATCTATCAGAAACCTTGCCCCCTATGAGGAAAACCCTACCCCCCATGAGAAAAACCCAACGCCCCCCATTGGAAAAATCCAATGCCCCCCATGAGAAAAACCCAATGCCCCCCATTGGAAAAACCCAACACAGAGTAATAAAAGAGAGTAGTAAAAATGAAGTAGTAAAAGTGAGTGAGGGAAACGCGCCCGCGCACCAACAACAACATGGCGAAATTCAGGAGCAGAGCGACACATTTATGCCTTCAAGCGGCGCGGCCCGCCCCACCACCTTCGCTGACTCCATCTGGGCCACCGCTACTACCGGAACCTTTGCGCTCGCCCTCCTGGATTACGACCCTACCACCGCCGACGCGGACGCGGGCTACTACCGAAATCGCTGCCGTGATTGGAGTGCCCAGAATCCCGGAAAACCGCGCAATTGGATAGCCTTCGCCGCTCAGATCATCGGAGACGACCGGACACAATCCAAATTAGTTACACTCAATTCAGCAAACCATGACAGCGATCGCCACACCCTCCTCGCCAACCCACTCACTGGCAACACCACCAACCTTGAACGTGTCAGTCGCGCTGCTGCCTCAGCCCAGCGAGTTATCGCCCGTCGCCGCGCGGCTGGGCTGTGATAAGCGCACAGTAGCGGCGGTGCATTCGGGCCTTACCCTTTCAATTCGCCGCCAAATAGCCCAACACGGTGAGGAGGTGGCAACGGTGAGCCTGATAGATGAATTGACCTACTGCGCTACAAATTTCAGTGGTGCGCGGGATGTCCCTGATGATATGCTGGATGAGGCTGCGGAGTTTGTGGCTACGCGGTTTGGACAGTTGGCGGTGGTGGAGATTCGGGAGGCTTTTCGGTTGGCTGCTGCTGGTGAGATTGGTGACGTGGACATGAAAGCCTACTATGGTCAATTTACGATTGTGATTTTGGGGGCGGTATTGTCGGCGTATGTGATCTATCGGACACGGATAACTGCCGGAATTAAGCGGGCGCAATCGGAAGCAGAAGCGGAAGCGGCGGCGGCAACTCGAAGGGGACAATGGGACGAAACAGAATGGGCGACTAAGCGCCTACAAACACTGAAACAACTGGCCTTTGATGACGCACTGACGATGAACGATGCGGCCGAAATTGACTACATCACCTTCGAGCGACTTGGAATGTACACGCCTGACGAGGACAAGAAACGAGCAGCATGGGTCAAGAGTGAGTCGGCGGTGAGGTCTGAAATAGCGACGGCGGCAATGAGTGACATTTCGATGCGGACAATGCTGCAGCACTTGACCACCAGTTTTTCAAAAGAGTTTCAGGACAAGCGAGTAGGGTGGTGCAGGCGTAGGCTGGTGGTGGATTGGGTGGAAAGCCTTGTCGCGGTGGAAGTAACGACGCAACATTCACTCACGGGAATGCCGGGGGCCGCTTGAAAAGTCGGGCGGTTCTCCGGTTTTGAAGGGCTTTTCTGGCGCAGGGTGTAGGCCCTGCGATTGTTCAGCCCTGGCAAACGTGCCAGGGCGTTTTTGAGGGGGCGCATGGGGACGGGCGGGCGGCTAAACGAAGTGCTGATTTTCGCCGCTTTGCATTGGGTTCGATTCCCGACCCTCTCGCAACATCTCTGGGGTTTTCGTCTAAGCGCTTAGCCTTCGAGGGGCGGTGCAGAGGTAAGACGCGGGTCTGAAAAACCCGTAATGCTGGTTCGATCCCAGTAGGCCCCACGTTTCTCAACTTATAGTCATTTTGCATTGCCCGCTTCGCCGCAATGGCGGGGCGGTTTTTCTCTCACCTTTTCAACACACACACACCATGAAAGTAGTAGGCAAAAAAACAGTCTCCGAAATCTCCGAAACCGTTGCCATTGGCAGCGTGGACACAGACTTCACGGTCAAACTCGATGTTCTCCCGCTCGACCGGAATCAGGGCGACTTTGAGATTTCCTTGAAACTAAATCTTTCTCACTTCTCGGACGATGACGACAAGGTTGGCCTTACCACTGCTGCCGTTTCTCGTCTGATTGTCCAGGCTCGCCGCATTGCATTGGACGCGCTGGCAGATTACTTTTCCCAGCCCGGCCAAGCCCGTCAACTGAGCCTTTTCAGCAACGCCGTTCCTGAGCCGAAAAGACGTGGCCGTCCCAAGCAAAGCGACCTCTCCGATTTCGACGAACCCGAATCCGCCCCTGACGATGACGCACCCCTCTGCGCCGCTAACTGACCTACGCCCCATCTCCCTTTCCAGCAAGGTTTCTTCTCGCCACTCGATGCCGATTGGAACCCTGCTGCGGGAGGTGGCGATGGGCTACCAATGCTCACTGAGAACCGCCGCCGCAATCATCCAAGTCGCTCGCTCCAAGGGGCTGGTGGTGGACACCGGCCCGGACACTTGTAAAATCGTTGACCATGACACAGCCAAAACCTGACCCCAAATCTGCCCAATTTGCGCTCATCGGCAAAATCGTAGAGTACCTGAACATTCGCGGCTTCTACGTCTGGCACCAGTCCAACAGTGGCCGCTTTGATGTTGATTACGCTGAGGAGCGGTTGGTGGAGTTGGTAGCCACCCTGCGCTCCATGCCCAGCGTGCCGGCCAACCAGGTACAAAAGGCGATCCGGGCGGCGTTGGCTGGATCGTGGCGGAAAGTGCCACACACCACAAAGGGCGTGGCTGATATCATCGGGCTGCATGGCGGGCGCGGGACATTCGTGGCAATTGAGGTGAAAATCGGAAGCGACAGGCTCAGTGAGGATCAGGTGACATGGCTGGCCCGAGTGAAGGACTTCAAGGGCCGCACAGTGGTAGTCAGCGACTTTGCCGAATTTCAACGCCTATTCACCAGCAAGAAACCAGTCCCGGACGCGCAAGCGGTGCCAGGGGAATCAAAGTAATCATTCAAAACCCAACTCATGTACAACTATCAAGAGCAGCGGAAAAACGTGTTTACAGAGCAGGGGCAAGAGGTTTTGCGTCCGCCTTGCTGCATTGCGGCTTTGGGTGGGCGTTCGCGGGCTGGCAGTTAAGCCGCATTGTCAGCAAGGCATTGTTAGCGGCGTTCTACTTATTATGAATCTAATCGAAGGGTTACAAGCCCAAATGGAGCGCGTTCGGGCAATTATTGCGGAATACGAATCGCTGCCCAACAACGCAGGTTTTTTAGCCGCACAATTCATGCGTATTTCTATCAAAAACGCGGAAAAAGCAATTTCAACAGGCGACACGGTTGCGATGCTCGCAGCCTACGGCGACCTTGAAACTTACGAAATATAAAATGAAAGAACTAAAATCAAAACTACTCGACCTTCAAAACTGGACGCATGAACGCAGTGCGACTGCGTAAGAAGCATGGGCGGCCATGCTGGGTTAGCCGCTTCACAAAATTTTTCACCACATCAACACTCTTAAAAATGGACAACTCAACAATGTTCGACAATTTGCGACAAGACCTTTTGGAAAAAATAGGCGAATGGCTTGACAGCCAAACCGTAACAACGGAAGAAGTTTTGGCGGGAATTCATGGCGACCCAAACGAAGACGACGAACTGCACATCAAAATGGCTGATGCCGCAATGAAAGTTTATGCCGAATCACGAGAACTATCTTTTGTATCATAGCGGCTAACACCCCCTTTCACGAAGGCTACCCACATCGGGCGGCTTTTCGTGGTAAAGGGTAGTTGGCTTTATCTTTGCAAAAAAAAACACAGTATGGCAATCGTAAAATGGTATTACAAATCAAATCCCGGTGAGGTTTTTTCTGGCAGCCCTATTCCTCTTGCATCTGCTCAAGCGGTTGTGGAGCAATTCAATCAGCAGTACCCCGGCTTATTTCACTGGTTGGAAGAACTAAAATAGCGCTCAAATAGATGGAAAACGAGCAAAAGCAACCAGTAAAGCGTGTAAAACTCGGCGGTCGAGCAAAAGGCACCCCGAACAAGGTCACTGCTGACCTGCGCCTCCGCATCTCCGATTTCCTCTCCACGAACTTCGTCACGCTCGAAGCCAAAATGCGGGAACTTGAACCCGATGCCTACTGCCGAACCTATACCGCGCTGCTTCCCTACGTCATGCCTCGGCAAAAAGAGATTCAGGCTACAGTGTCCGGTGGTGGTGGCTTCGCGGTCGTTCTGCCTGACAATCAACGCGACTCCATCAGTCCCGCCGACCTCGACGAAGTATGACCCCACCCCGCCAACTTATCCGCCCTCAGCCCGGCTTCCAGACCTCGTTTTTGGCAAGTCGGGCTGACATCGTGATAGGCGGCGGCGCAGCCGGTGCGGGCAAGTCCTACGCGCTCCTGATGGAGCCGCTTCGACACGCTGGGAACCCTGGCTTTCGGGCTGCAATCTTTCGGCGAACTACTGTCCAAGTGAAAAACTCCGGTGGCCTATGGGATACCAGCAAGGAAATCTACCTGAAACTCCGCAACGAATCAGGCCAGCAACCAACCCCCACCGAAGCCCCACCAAAATGGAAATTCCCCAGCGGCGCGACACTGCTTTTTTCCCACCTCGAGCATGAGCAGACGAAGTACGACTGGGATGGCGCCCAAATCGCTTTTCTTGGCTTCGACGAACTCATCCACTTTACCCCCGGCCAATTCTGGTACCTCGTCGGTCGCAATCGCTCAGCCTGTGGTGTTCGCCCCTACATCCGTGCTACTACCAACCCCCAAACCAGCGGATGGGTCAAGCGGCTAATTTCATGGTGGATTTACCCCGACGATCACGAAGCCGAACACCTGCGCGGCATGCCGATGCCGGAACGTGCGGGCGTAGTGCGCTACTTGGCAAGATGGAACGAGGCCAGTTACTGGGGGCAAAGTCCGAAGGACGCAATGGAGCAACTGCCCCAAGAGGGTAGGGAGGCATACCGCCCAGAACTGGTTAAATCTGTCACGTTTATCCCCGGAACGTTGGACGACAACCGCGAACTAACCGACAAGGACTTGGGCTACAAGGGCAACCTGCTCGCACAGGACAAGCGGCATGGCTCCCGGCTGTTGCGAGGGTGTTGGTACGATGCGGAGGGCGAAAACGAACTATTCCGCTACGAAAACCTCCACGATCTATTCACCAACACCTTCGTGCCTTCCGGCGACAAGTACATGACCGCCGATATCGCAATGGAGGGAAGCGACTGCCTGCGAATCGGCATTTGGTCGGGCCTGCGCTTGGAAAGAATCTACTCGTGGGAGAAAAGCGACGGTAAAATGATCTGGGAGCAGATGCAGAAATTGGCCCACGAGCACTCGGTGCCCGGCAAAAACATCGTCTTTGATGCCAACGGCGTAGGCAACTTCCTGACCGGCTTCTTTCGCTCCTCGCACGACTTCCGCTCCCAGCACACCCCGCTCGAAGAAAAGCCAGCAGAAGGCAGCAACACGGTCAAGGTGGACTACAAGAACCTTCGCACCCAGTGTGCCTTTTGGCTGGCCCGATTCGTGCAGGATGGGAAAATCTACCTGAATGTCCAGATGGAAATGGAGCGGGATGCAATCATTGAAGAATTTGAGGCCCACAAGAAAACCGGGCAAAACGCTACTGGGAAACTCACCATCACCCCGAAGGAAGAAATCAAAGCCCTGCTTCGCCGAAGTCCTGACTATTTTGACATGATTTTGATGAGGATGGTGTTTGAAATCGTCCCACAGAAACAATCTTGGCTCACCACACCAAAACCCGCTGGCTATGACGACTGACGACCTGACCACCAACCCCGGCTACATGAGGCGTTTTTGGCATCACGTTCAGGAGCATCCCGAAAGCCGCTCCCCGATGAAAGACGCTCTAAATTGCGTTGAGAGCGAGTTGAGGGAGCAGCATGGGCTACGCCGCTACTCATCCCTCCGTTCGTTCTCTGTGGTGAAAGGTCGCAAGCGTAGCGGCCCTCCTCGCTTCCGTCCTGTCAGCAGGTAAACTAAGAACTTGCCCACCCGCTCCGCGCACTTGCACATTTGCTGCACAGTTTGCGCACATGGCACTTTCACTCGATTCTCTCCTTCCTGCATTTTTCGGTCGCTCGGCTTCTGCTGCGCCTGTGGAGAATCGCGCCGTCGAGGTGGTGCCAGTCGAAAACCGTGCTGTCGAGGCCATCCCTACCGAATCCCGCTCCTACTCGCTGGCTGACCCTAATTTCTGGTCGTACTTCAATCTTGGCAATCGGACAAAGGCCGATGTACCGGTTACCGAACTCACGATTCTTGGAAACTCTGCTTTCTACTCGGCTTGCCGTTACATTTCCGAAGGCGTGGCTATGCTCGACCGCCAAGTGATGCGGAAAATGTCGGGTCGCGTGAGCCAGGTGCATGACCATCCAGTGGCTGAGTTTTTGGCTGATCGCCCCCACCCTCACTACACTTGGTTTGACCTGATTTGCGCCCTGCTGGTGAATGCCTTGATGGGCAACGGCTACGCTCGAATCTGGCGCGACCCCATGACCATGCGACCCATCTATGTCGAACACCTGCCACAGTCGGCGGTGTGCGTGGACCATGACCAGTGGGGTAACCTCTACTATCGCGTTTCCGGTACAATCGGTGGCAAATCGGCCAATTACAGTCTCCCCCCCAGCGACATAATCCACATCAAAAACCTATCGCTTGACGCGGTTACGGGCCTCACCACCACATTCCTACACACGGACATTCACGGTACTGGCATTGCGCTCAATCAGTATTCGGCGGCTACGCTTGGGAACGGCGCGGCCCCGTCCATCGCAATCTCGAGCGAAGACGAAATGTCTTGGGCCGACTTGAAGATGGCCCGCGAAAACTTCATGCAGCAGTATGGTGGCAGCGCGAATGCTGGGGTGCCTATTTTTCTCGGCAAGGGGCAGGCCATTGAGTATCTGAGTTTGAAGCCCCACGAAGTCGGTTTCGAGGCGTTTTCGCGCATGAATATCGCAGACGTGGCGCGCATGACTAAGATGCCTCTTGATCTTTTGGCCGTTGAAAATGGTGGGACTTATGGGGCTGGCGTTCAGCGGTCCATGGACTTCCTCCTTCACTGTCTGTCTCCGAAGATTGAGCAAGTTCAAGAGGAATTCACCTCTAAACTTTTCTACATCAAGGAGCAGGGCCGCTACTCTTTCCAGTTTGACACTTCGATGTACTTGGCTCTCGACGCTGAGGCTCAAGCGAAGGTGTACATGGGCTATGTGGCTGGCTCGATAATGACTCCCAATGAGGTGCGTGAAAAACTTGGCCTCGACCCCGTGCAAGGCGGTGACGAACTGCTCACCGACATCAACCAAGTGCCGCTCAAAAACGTGCTGGAGGTCGCACTCGCAAAATACCTCTCCTCCGAAGGTGAAAAGAACCAGGGTGATGCCGCAACCCGAGCCGCCAACATCGAGGATGCTGCCGAAGTCATAGATGATACCAAACCAGCCCCAACAGGGACAGCAAAAACAGATACTAATGGACAGCCACAAGCATCTTGACCCCTTTTTTACCGACTCAGAACCCGAAATCAGGTCTATCGAAGGCGGCAAAACAACCGTGTTTGGCTACGCGGCAAAATTCAATTTGCACAGCCGCGAACTGACCACAAAGAAGGGCATGAAGTTCACCGAAAGCATTGCGCCCGGCGCGTTCGATGACACTGATTTCAGCGACGTGCAGTGCTGTTTCAATCACGACGAGAGGCAGTTCTTGGCCTCTGAGCCTTCGCTGAGATATGGTGTGGATGCTACTGGCCTTTACTACGAATACGAACACGACCCCGGCGACCCCACCCACGTTACCGCCCTGCGCCGCATCCAACGCCGCGATGCGAAAGGCAGCAGTTTTCAATTTCCAGCACTCCCCGCTGACTGCTACGAAGTGCGCGACATCGGCGGAATCAAGCACCGCACGATCATCCGGCTCCCTCGGATCGTAGAGTTTGGTCCTGTGCTGACCCCTGCTTACCGAGATACTACCGCCTTCGCTCGCTCGCTGGACGAAACTGCCGACGAACCAGAATTGGAGCCAGAAACGCCAGCCCAAACGTCCCAACAAATCCGCCTTCGACAATTCAAAGCCCTTCATCCGTAGGGGTTATTTTTTCACAAAACAAGCAACAAACACATGAAAAATGCCACTGCGGAGCAGATGAAAGTCGCCCGCGAAAAACTGGGCGAAGCCATCGAGAAGCGGAACGCGGAGCGTGCCGCCGCCGAGACTATTGCCAACCGCCTGACCGACCCCGGCTGGGATGAAACCAAGGATGGCGCAGCCCTTGAACTGGCACAGCGCAACCTGAAAAACGCACAACGTCTTGTTGAAACCCACGTCGACAAAGTAGCCTCGCTGGCTGCTGATGCGGAATTGGAGCAGCGTATGGCTCTTTGGGGTGGTGCAACTTCGGACGACAACGCCGCTCCCGGCGTGAGTGTCAATGTCATTTCCAAGCGCACGAAAGATGGTGATCTGCCCAAGCAATTCAGTGTCATCCGCGCCCTTCGCGCCAAACATGGCATCAAAAACGCCCGCGGGTTTGTGGACAAAATGGACGGCATTGAGGCGGAGATGATTCAGGAGGGCGAACACGAGGCCCGCAACGCGGAGATCACGGAATTTGACCCCAATGGCTTCATGGTGCCACAGATGTGCGCCTACAAAAGACACAACCCCAACTCCGAAATGGAAGCGCGGGACTTGTCGGTAGGTACCACGACTGCGGGCGGTCACCTTGTGGCGACGGATCTTGGGGGCCTCATCGGCTTCCTCGACCCTAACACCCCGCTCATCGCGCTCGGCGCGCGCGTCCTGACCGGCCTGCAAGGAAACCTCACTTTCCCTCGCCAAACCGCTCGGGCCACCGGCTACGCTGTTGCAGAAGCCGCTGCAATTACCGAAAGCCAACAGACGCTCAACACCCTCGCCCTCACCCCGAAGCGTCAGGGCGCTTACACTGAGTTTTCCCGTCAACTGCTGCTCCAAAGCAGTATCGATGTCGAAAACTGGCTTCGTGAAGACCTCCGCACCGTGCTGATGACCCTTCAAGAGCAGTACGCAATCCAAGGTACTGGCTCATCGAGCCAACCGACTGGCATCACGGCTACCAGCGGCATCGGCTCGGTGGCTGGCGGAACAAACGGTTTGATTCCCACTTGGGCCAACATGACCGCGCTGGAGTACGAGGTGGCGGTGGATAATGCGCTGCGGGGAAGCCTTGGCTACCTGCTCACGCCCGGCGTAGCGAACGTGCTGAAGAATACTAAGCGGGATGTGGCTGGCAACGGCTTTATTCTCGAAGGCGCAAACGGCATGGGCATGATCAACGGTTACAAATCCGCCACGTCCACCTTGGTTCCCTCGACCTTGACGAAAGGCTCGGCCTCTGGGATTTGTCATGCCATCATCTTTGGCAATTTCCGGGAACTTGTCCTCGCCTACTGGGGTGGGGTAGAGATTGTTATGAACCCGTACAGCCTGGACACGACTGGCTCTTACCGGATTACCGCTAACACCTTCATGGATGTTGGTGTGCGTACCCCACAGTCGTTCTCGGCGATGCTTGATGCGCTGATTGCGTAAGATTTCAGCCCCAAAAAACCTTTTTCTCTCTCACTCTCAAACTCATAACTCATGCCTGATAAAAAAATTTGGGTACGTTTCAAAAAATCCGGTGTTCTGATCGGCTACGCTCACCACGAAGGCGATGTAGCCGAAATCGATGCCACCAAAGCCGACGAGGGCATGGAGGCCGGCGTCCTTGTCCGTGCGAAATCTGCCGAAATCGAGGCGGCAAAAGAGGCTTTGGCGGCTCTCGAACTTTCCGCCACTCGCATCACTCCTGCTTTTGGCTCCGCCGAGGCAATGGCGCAACTTGCCGCCCAGTTGAAGGCCATGCAAGCGGAAATCGACCGACTCAAAGCGACTCCAAAAGCCTAACCGATGCCCATCGAGATCATCACCTCGCCAGACGCAATCAACGCTTCCGAGGCCGCCGCGCTCACGGCAAGTTTCAAACTGTACCTGAACGTCCCTGCCGCCCAGACAGAGGATGACGCGCTAATACTTTCGGCACTGTACGGGGCAAGGACGTTTCTGGAAAATGCGACCGGGCGGGTGATGATTCAGACGGTGTACAGGGAGTATTTTGACGGCTGGCCGAAGAACGAGCGGGGCGAAGCCTCGCGGGTTATGGAACTGAGCAAGGGCCCGGCTACCGCAATCGCTTCTGTCCAGTACCTCGGTGAAGATGGCAGCACATGGAACACTTTGGCCTCTGACCAGTACCGCACCGACATACTCAGCCCGCTACCCCGCATCCAACTCGCCGAAGGCGCGAATTGGCCCACTGCCGACCTCTACAACGGCATGCTAAACGTCCGCGTCCAGTACACGGCTGGCTACGCCTCGACGGCAGTGCAGCCTGTGCCGCTTCGCGGCGCGGCTGCACTGCTTGGTGGTGCCTTCTACCGGGCAGACCGAATCGAGGACGCTTTCGCGCTGGCGAGGCATTATTACCAGCCCTACATTTTGAAACGGTAACCTATGGCAGCATTTTCATTCATAGAGGGCCTAAGTTTCCGTGAACTGAACGAGTGGGTTGAGTTTCACACGGTCATTGACACGGTGGACACGGAAACCACCGCCAAAGCCAAGGTGAACCCCGTGGTGGATTTGCCCTACTGGACTCGCGGCAGCGTTGGCTTCACGATCACCGAACCCACCGATTTCACGCTCATCACCGACAACCAGTGGAGGAATTGGTACTTTGTCTGGAAGGGCTTTACTTACTACTGGAACCAAGTGGCTCGGCTCCCCGGCAAGCAACTGCTCTTCGTCCACGCCATTTCGCCCAGTTTTTCCACAATCTCTACCGACCTCAGCGGCCTCCCGGCCTATGTCAACGACGATGAAGCGGTAGCCGCTGGCCTTGAAATTGGGATGCCGTACTGGGTTTTACCGGGGTCTGATTCCGTCCCCGCTGGCACCCTTGTCCGCGTCACCAATGCATCGGGCTATCCCAATCCATTCAGCACCGTTCCTTTTGGCCTCGGCCAACTCTCGGCCTACACTTCCGACGCTGCTGCAATTGCCGCTGGCCTGACCACTGGCGACGCTTATTGGGCTGCTGCTGGCCACGACACCTATCCCGCCGATACCCTTGTCCGTGTCTCCTAATTTGCGCTCACAACATGAAAAAACTACTCCTCCTCCTCCCCATTCTCCTCGTCCTGTCCCTCGCAACGCGCGGCCAAACGATCCAATCCACCCCAGCCACACCCCACACCCTCGGCACACCTACCCACACTCCGTCCACCTACGGCTCCAACATCGCCTACGACAAAACCAACAAGATTTTTTACCGGTGGACGGGGAGCGCGTGGACGGCGGGCCTACCCGGTTCCGTCACGGACGGCGACAAAGGCGACGTTACTGTTTCTGGCAGCGGCACAAGTTGGCAGTTGGACGCGGGCGCGGTGGGAAACACGGAAATAGCCAGCGGCGCGGGGGGGATTTACAAGGGCAGCGGCACAGTCCCAGCCTCCACCGTGGCCACCGCTACCAATGGCTTCTCCATGAACTCTGGCGCATCTGGCCAAATCCTTCTCGGCGACTACGGCTCTGCGGGTCTTGGTGGCAACCTGAATTTGCAAGGCAGCGGCGCAATCCTTGGCACTCCCGGCTACCAGTTTCGAGCGCAAGCGGATGACGCATACATTCAGACCGTTTCTCCCGGCTACACCGTCAGGCTGGAACCTACCACAGCCTACACGCTAATTCAGTCCACTGCTACCAATGGCTACAAGTTTTGGGACACACGCGCCACGCCTCGCGGGGTGGAGTACAGCGGCGACTACTCGGCGACGTACAACGACCGCTCCCTTATGGATTTTGGCAGTGTGAAGGCGTTGGTTTCGGATAGTATCGCAACAGTAAGCGGTGGCGGTGGTGGTGCATCATACTTGGTCTACACCGCCCTCCTCTCTCAATCCGGTACCGATGCGCCCACTGCGACGGTGTTGGAGAATACGCTGGGCGGGACGGTGGTGTGGACATGGGAAGATGTTGGCTTTTTCCGTGGAACCCTTACCAGTGCTTTTCCGTCTGCGAAAACTTGGGCGACTGCCTCGATTGATCTCGTTGCTGCTGCTGATGAGTTTTTTGCCAGAATAGCAAGAGAGAGCGATAATCTGGTGAAGGTTCAGATTTTCGATGCTGCCGTAGCCGCTATCAATGGGTGTAATAATATGGCTATCGAAATCCGCGTCTACCCCTAACAACTGGCACTTTTTTCGCCATACCGCCCTGAAAATCAGGGCCATGCTCACTCAATTCCTCGTCGAATTTATGCAAGCGCAATACACTGAAATCTTGCATCGTCTTGATCGCATCGGCACCCAAGTGGGCAGCCTGTCGGATAGGGTGGAGCAACTCGAGCAACGAACTTTCAACTTTTCAATACTCGCACACATGAAAAAACCGCACGTTCTCACCGTCATTGCCACCCTCATTTTTGCGCTCATGGCCTACTTTGGCTTCTCGCCCAATCTTGAAGCCGCTGGCGACATCAGCGAAGCCGCGAAGCAGGCGGCAGACGCAATCGCTACCCGGAACTGGATTTTGGGCATCAACGGCCTTGTGGCTTTCGGTGCGCTCGTTTGGGACTACATCAAGGGCAACGGCGAAGCCGGTGGCTCCCGATAGCCTCCGCTTTCGCTTCCGTCTCCGTTCGTTTTGTCCATTGGCATGGTGCGGCCCGGCTCTCGAAAGAGGGTCGGGCCTTTTCATTTGGGGCGCCTCGCCCCTGCCGAACGACGCGAAGCGCACGAAGCGGCTGCCGCTTGCGTATGTCGCTACATCTTTGCCGCATGGAACCACTCGACACGCCACTGCCCCACACCCGTCCCCGTCGTGGTCACCGCGCTTGGCCGCGCTGGGCAAGGCTTGTGCGGCTGTACTGGCTGGCGCTCCTGCACCTGTCGAGGTAGCGGGGCCGACTGCAAGGGGCAAGGGGGTACGGGGGAACCCTGGAAAAAGAAAAGGCCCCGACTACTTACGCAGTCGGAGCCTGACCCCAAAAAACCAAATGAAAACAATTGTACAAATGTATTACCCGTCAACCAAATAGCGTCGGTTTTTTCGGCTCCTCGTCCAATTTCTTCGCGGCTGCTACATCAAATTCTCGTTCGAGTTTCCGCGCCAAATCCAAGTTCGCCCCGCTTCGATCCCTGAAATACAGTTTTTGCGCTGCTCGCATTCTTTCCCCCAGTCTCACAATCTCCTCCAGTTCCCGCGCGTCTTGAATCACTGCACTCTCGAGCCTATCAGCCCACCCCAATCGCTCCACCAACTGGTCATACATTATCAACACATCTTCGATCAATACTCGCTGCTCATCTGTGAGGCGGGTCGCTGCCAATCGGTTTCCGGCTTCGATGCGCGTCATTGTTGCGGTTTGTAGAAATTCTTTTGCCTCGGTTATTGCCATGTTGTTGGTGTTGTGGCTTGCGCCGGGTGAAAATTGTCCTGCTGCCTCATCCAGCACTCGCCTAAGTATCGGGCGTATGCTGGTGGTATTCCTTCGGAAATTTCTGTGTCTTTGAACTTGTAGCCTTCTGGTATTCCCATTGCATAGTGCCAGGTTTTCAGCCCGCTTGTTGGCACCCGATGGCCGCAAGCCCGGCACCACAGTATAAGTCAAGTAGTTTCATGCCGCATTTGCGTAAGTCCTAATTGTCCTATCGCTGGTTCCTAATCGGGCCGCGACTTCCGCCCGTGTTGGCTTCCGCCCCAACTGGCTGCTTAACTCCACTTCCGCCCTCTGAATCAATTGCCGCCACACTTCCGGGGTACGGTTTTTTGCTTCCGCTTTGGCTTCCGCCTCTGCTTCCGCCCTTGCCCTTTCTGCTTCCGCCTCGCGCCGTGCCCGCTCGGCATCTTCCTGCTCAATCCGCTCTTTTTCAGCACGTTGTGCCGCTTCCGCCTTCCGCCTTGCTTCCGCCTCCCGCTTTTCCGCCTCCGCCTGCATTTCCGCCCGCCTCCGCTCTGCTTCCGCCTCCGACTTCCGCACTTCCGCCCGCTCTTTCCGGGCTTCCGCCTCTGCTTCCGCCCGCTCTTTCCGGGCTTCCGCCTCTACTTCCGCCTGCACTCGCGCCGCTTCAACCTTTGCTTCCGCCTGCACCCTTGCCGCTTCCGTTTGCTGGGTGAGCGCGATTGTGAGGCTGTCCTTTTCGGCTTGGGCCGCGATTTCTGCTAGTCGGATTTTGGCCGCTATTTCCGCCTCCGCTTTTCGCTCCCGCGCTGCCACTTCCTTTGCCGCCACCTCCGCTACCCGCTGCTGCTCCCGTGCCACCGCCTCTGCTGCCGCTCTCGCGCTCGTCGCCGACAATGCCCACAAATCCAGCGCAGCCATTGCCACCACCGAAAGCCATGCCCACGTCGTGGGTGTCCAGTCAAAGGGCAGTGTAGCGCGTAGCGCGAACTGGTCGTGATAGGCCATCTCCTCGAAGGTGGCAGCGAACACGCGCACCATCCAAGCCCCGACGAAGTATTGCCGACGGACCGTGCCGCTGCTGTGCCGCTGTGCTTGGATTGTGGCATACAGTGCAAGGGCGATGGCAAGGCCTGTGGGCAGCCCGACCGCCACCCCGACCGCAAGGGCCGGGGCAATGGCGGAAATGCCCAGGCACACTATGTTGATTCCGGTTTCTGGGTGTTGGGGTGGGGTGGTGAGGGATTGGCGGATTGTAGTCATGGTTGGCGGTGTTTAGATGTGACCCCGTTTTTTTAGTTCCCAATAGCATTCCGCACACGCTGCCGCGTCCTGCTTGGCCCCGTGTGACTCCTCCCGACCCGGCACGGGCTTCCCGAAAAGGAATTGGTAGAGTTCGTCCAATCGTGGCTGTTTGTACTCGATTTCTGGGCGGTACTTGCGCTGGGCTTCGGTGGTTGGGAGTTGAAGCAGGTTGCCGATGTCCTCTTTGGTGCAGAACCATTCCCGCTCCGGCATTTCCAACCCTGCCCGTGCAAACTCTGCCCCGATGATGTTTTTGTCGAATGCGACGTTGTGGGCCACGACCAGGCTTGCGTGCGACAACAAGCCTTTCAGATGCTCCAGTACATAGGCGATATCCCACCCATTTTTTTCTTGTACTTCTGGCGTAATCTTATTCACACTCATTGGGCCCGGCGAGTTGATTACGCCGGGGCGGGGTTCGATGATGTAAGAGCATTCACCCATGCTTTCGCCGTTTTCTCGATACCCTTCCCAGGCGATGGAAAGCATATGCGGCCAATTCTCCGTGTCGGTGTGGGGCGCGTCCATGTTGGCGGGCAGCCCTGTTGTTTCAGTATCAAGTATCAGTATCATGTGTGAAATGTTGAAAGTGTGAGAAAAAGCCGCCCCACTTTCCAGCGGGGCGGCGGTGTCCAAGTCAATGCAGTTTTATTCCCAGTTTGTCCAGATTCGCCCTTACCGCACTCTCCACCATCCTCACCCGCTTGGCCAAATCCTGTATTCTCGCCTCATCCCTCACCACCTTCACGATCACCAGCCTGTGCCTCTCCTCCTTCGGCCTCGGGTCGTAACTCACAAAATCACACTGCGCCTTCCCGGTTATCCACATATGCCCATCAACCTGATCCATGTACTCCTCTGGCACTTTCCCAGAAAGCAGCGTCCTGACATGATTCTTCCCCCCGTATGGACATTTCACCTCCAGCCCGTACCCCCGACCAACCGCATCAGGCGTACACCCAATCAGGTCACTCCCTTTCAAGTGGAAAAACTTGCCCCGTACCACCTTCCGACGTGTCGCCTTTTCGTACAACCGTATCGCCTCAGCCTCATGCTCTAACCCCCAATCCGTTGCCTTGCTGCTCTCAAAATCGCTGGCCGGCAAACCTGTCAGCCACTCCCAAATTATCTCATTTACCCAGGTCATCGCCCCCACCCCCAACCCGTCGCCTTTCGCATTCAATTTCGCTCTGTGGAACTGGCTGCCCGTGATTCGCCCATTGTGGACGGCGTTCCAAGCGGCTTGCCGCTCCAGTATTTCAGTGTCAAGTGCTGGCCCCGGCGCCATGCTATCGAGGCTTACAAGGCTGGCAGGGTCTACCCCTGCCAGTTTCATTATCGTGAGCGCGTGTGTGTTCATTTCGGACGGCGCAATGGGTGAACGGAAATATCTTGGTACACACCCTGCCCGCCTTTCCGCATCTTAATGCCGTTAAAAACCAGTTCCACCGGTGTGCCGGGCAGAATGCGCTTTGCTTCATCCGCTTCATTTGCAGCCCTGCTCAACACCCCTACGGGCTTGGCCTGCTGAGCGAAGCAGATTTTTTGGGTCATGGGGTTCAGGAAGATTGCGGCAGGCTTCATGCCGAGCGAATTGCCCTTCTCGTCGCGGCTTTCGCGCTCCCCGATTTCGAGGAAAAACAGGCGCACGGACTGCCCAACCGGGCCGGTCGCCTCGAATGAGACGTAATCCTCGTCCATTGCCATTGCTGGCACCATTTCATTCAGTTCGGCGGCGGCATTGCCGTTTTCGAGGATGCTCTGAATGGCAGCCATCGCGCTCGGCTCGTAAGGGGTCAGATCAGATTGTGTGTTGGACATAATGTGAATGAATTGAAATGTGAAAAGTGATGTGATTGAGCGGAAAGGGGTTTTTTGGGGTGTGGTGAATTGATTAGAAATTGCCAGCAATCCAGAGCAACTCCACGTCGCCCACCTTCACCCCCTTGTCTGCGGGGGTGATGATGTGCCGGTAAGAGCCGTCAGGTAGTACCGAGAACTGCGCCACCGCCGCCCGCTCGTCCTCATAGAGGTCAATGCCGGTGACAGTGATTTGCGCCCCTGTGATTATGGTGATCGTGTTGGCTTTCTTGTTGACCGTAACAGTCCCCGTGTACCCCGTCGGCGCATCGCCAACGGACCTTTCTGGGTCGTACTGGAAAATGTTGGTTTCGCCTACACGGATGAAGGCGTTGGGCCGCATCGCGGAGAGGGGCGCAAGGGGCGGCGCAGCCCGGCGAGCGCAGAAAGAGGTGGTGAGGAGGAGGGCCGCAAGTGCGGCAAGGGTTGAATTTCGCATGGTGTGAAATGTGAAAAGGTGAAAAATGAGGGGCGGCTCTCCACTTAGGCCCAATCAAGGGAGTATTCGGGGGCGCCGCCGTTCTTTATGTATGTATACTCGTCTAAAATCTTGGTTTCCAGTTGCTTAGATGGAGATATAACCCCCTTTAGCGGGCCTGTTACAACACAGGCCGACGTGACCACCCCGTTTTTTACGATGGCCCGGACAAACTCGAATCCATTGCGCGTTTCAACCTTTACAACTACTTTCATTTTTTTTTGAATTTGATGGGCGGCGAAGCCGCCCCGTGTGGCTAAGCGTAAGT